TGTGTATGAAGTCATTATAGACCAAAAAGGGCACCTGTGGAGATGCCCTGTGCCAGTTCTTCAAGTGTCTATTTCAGTTCCTCTTCAATCCTTTCAATCTCAAAGATTTCATTTAGAAACTCCAAACCATACTTACCTACGACCCAGGCATCTTTGTCCTCAAAAAATCGGTCTCCAATAGTTCTCATATCATAACACTCTGAACCTTTATCAAAGAAAGCAATCACATAACAAGTCTCTTCTGCGGAACCATTGCGTTGATTCCACTTGACGAGTTCATATTTGTTGTTGCATTTGCTCCAACGGAACTCAATGTTACGAAATCTCATTGTTCTCCAAGATAGATTTGATAGTTTTAAGATCTTCTAGTCGTACTTTGTGTTCATCATACTGCTCACAGAAGTCATTCATTCGTTCTTGGTGTCCTTCATCATCATAGTTGGTTTCTTCACGAATTTCCCATTCAATATCAGAAAGTCTTGCTTGAGTATCATCAATGAAGTATTCAAGCGTATCAAGGAGTGTCATTTTCAGGAACAGGGGGAGGTGGTGTTACTGGTGGTAGTATAACAGGTTGTGGTGCAGTTATTTGTGGAGGTGGTGCCACTTGCTGAACTGGTTTTTGTGTTGTTGCTTCTTCAAGTTGCTTTTCAAGTTGTTGAATTTTTTCTTCAAGAGGATTAGTTTGTTCTTTTTTAATCTCTTCAGACATTTTCCAACTTGCCACACCAACACTAAAAATACTTGCAAGTGCGGCAACAACAGAAACAGTCTTAGAAAAACTCATTCAATAACCTCCCAATGTGCGTCAGATTTGTCACCAAAGCGGTTAACACCAATACGAGTGCTAACCCAGAAAAAGTATTTACGATTTTCTGATGCTAAGAATAACTCACCACCAGTGTCCTGTTCTACAATACAGACAGGATTACCTTCCATTGTATTAGCAAGGCGGTTCTTTGCCTTGCTGCTTTTGGGTTTGACGATTACTTTTCTCATTTTGAATTTCCAGTTTCAGTTTGCGAATACCAGTGATAAAATAAGCAAAGTCACGGGTTTCTGTGATGGGTTTGATTTGCTCACAGACATCACACTTTGCCTCATACACGGAAGAACAACCTACGGAATAAACACCATAAGTTTTTCCACAATCAAAGCAGGTATTGTAGGCAGTTTCAAGTTTCTTCAGAAGTGCCTTCTTCTCCTTGAGGTCCATTGTAAAGTCCAGGAAATTTTTTGTCTGTAAGGTAATTATACAATGCCCAGGCGTAATGCTTGTGGACCCCTATGCCAGTTGATATACTGGACGTGACCGCCACCCGCCACATCAATTCTAGTTCTTCATCATCAGGTAAAGTCTTCATCATTTAACTCCACACTATCAGTAAGTTCTTTTAATCTATCAAAGAAATCTTCATCCAATGGAATCAGTTTCTCTTCACCCCGATCAATTCTGTCACACATTTCCATCAGGTATTCTAGAAACTCTTTTGGATATGTTTCATCCATATTGATGCTGCACCAGAACCACTGATAACATTCCTCATATGGATCATCAGTTTTCAACAGAGCATAATCAGCATAGTTTCCACTAATAAGATCACGCCACATCTTAAAATTGTTCAACATCTCTCTCCAACCAGTTTGAAAACAATGACCGAAGTAATACTCAAACCAGTTCAGTTTCATCTTCATCTAGTTCCTCCAAATGATCCCAGTTCCAAGTGCGAGAGATAAAATCAATATCAAATCCAAACTTATATGCCCAAAATAGAATACTCAAAACATCACCAGATCCAGACTTGATTTGTAGATACGGCCAAGATGGGTAATCATTCCAACTCACAGATACTTGAAGCAAACTCCAACGCTTGATATTGAGAATCTGTACATACCATTCGTGTCCAAAGTCTTCACGATGATTATACTTAATTAAAAATTTACGTTTATTAAATTTAACTAAGTTCATTGTGCAAGTTCCTCTGCAAGTTGTAGCAGATCAATCTTATCCAAGACTATCATATCGTTTTGAGCATTATAATATTTCACTGCTTCCGCTGCAAGAGAAAGGATTGCAGCAACCAATTTTTCCTCAGTATCAGCACCTTCGTTTCTACGCTGCCATACTGCATCCATAAACTCTTGCGCTCTATCAGTCATTTTTATATTCATCCTCAAATTCAAACCATTCGTATATAGAATTCATAGCACCCTCAACAACACAATCAACCACAGCATCTTCATGTGGATTCTCTACGTGTTTATGAGCACGATTGTACCCATAACGAACACCTTCTTCCAATGCCATTTCTAATACTTTACGAAAATTTGGTTTCATATCAGTAAGGAAGAGATTTCAAACCATTTAGAACTTCTTGAAAGCGTTCGGCACGACTCTTATGGTGTTCTACATTCTCTTCAAGAACACCAACAATATCGTCAAGGACAACATCCATAGATGCATCAGTATCAAAATATTTTTGAATCGCTTCGGCAAGATACCTCCGCCGACTCCATTCCATACTATAAGGTTTGTAGTCCATAATAATGGGTGTATATGGGTGTATTATAGGGTATTCAGAGTCCTTTGTCAATCTCTCGTTCGCCAATCACTTTCATCATCATCACGCTTAAACCAATCAACCATATCATCGATACTATCAAATCCACGCTTACCAAAACGTTCGTGTCCTAATCCACCAATGTCAAGTTGATTCAAAAAATCATCCATATCCCCTTCTTGCATATCAGGATTTTCCGCTTTCCTTCTTGCCTGTCTGAGCATTGTGCCAGCGGTTCTATTTGCATTTGCAAGTTTCTCTGCCCAAATCATATCTTCTAAACTCACCTCTTCGTGCTGAGCAATTTTCTGACAGATTGCTTCAAGACGAAGACGATATTGTGTGGAAAGCATATCGTTCTCCAAGTGTAGGGTTATTTATTTTTGTATTCGTCCATTAACTCTTTTGCGAGTTTCATAGAACGACGCCACATTAGATATTTTATCACAGGATTGCTGGGATTGTGCAATAACCACCATTTTTGCTTTTCAAAGTTAGATTTTGCTAACTTTGTGAGATAATAAAAAGCAGCGGCAACGCTATTATCTGTTACAATCAGATAAGCGACCACTACAAAAACTAAAAACCACAAATAATAAGAAGTCATTCACTAAACTCCTGCTCTCTACGTGAGTTTAGATAATCTAACACTTCTTGTCTCCATTCAAGGAGTTCATTGTAACATTTTTGATTATGGGCACATTGGCGCAATTCACTGTCTGGTTTTAGAACACTCTCTACAAAAAGTCCCAGAGCACGGTGACGTTTTTCTGCTTTGTCCATAATTTTTGTTGTAGTTGTACTATTTAATAAGGGTCACAAGGAACTCTTACAACTTCTGTCCACCTCCTAACATAACCAGATCTCCACCGATTACCAGGAACATATTCTTCGTGAATAATGCGTTCTCTACATGCTGGAATATATTCCCTATAATATGGGCGATCATATACAAATGGTTCCCAAAATTGATCCCACGTGATTGCTTGTGCAGGTAAAGAAATAAATGGTAGAAAGAAGATGGGTAGAAGTTTCATAGAAACTTTTCTAGTGTTGTTGTTGCTCTTTTAGCAGATTTGATTTCTTTTGAGATGTAAGTTCTTGCTGCCTTATAGGTGTTTGCCAAATGAACCTGCTGTCCATTATGTATAATGACAAACTTTTTACCAAAAGGAACTGCTGCCCACATTCCATCTTTGGTTACATAACCTTCTGGGTCTCCTGGTTTTGCATCAAGAATGCCAGGACGAGCAATAAATGGTTTTTGAAACTTTTCTGTCATCAGAATACAGCAGTTACACCGATTACTTTGGCACTGGGATTACGAGCAAGTGCAGTTCGCTTGGCATCCTGATAATCACGTGCTTCCACGATCTCATCAAAGACTTTACCAGCAACGAAAAGTTGAACTTTGCAGCGCATTGGATTTCTCCTGATTACTTTGTTATTTTAGTGCAGAGAGCAGTGGATTCATAATGGGTTGTGCCACTTCTTCATCTGTCACAAAGAGGTCAATTTTATCGTAGGATCCCACCCACTCCCGTGCCTTTTCAAAATACTCTGGATCGTTCTCAATACCAATGTATTGGCGATTTGTATTCTTACAAGCAATGATTGTTGACCCAGAACCCATGCAATTATCTAGGATAATATCACCTTCATTGCTGTATGTCTTGATAAAATATTCAATTAGAGGCACAGGTTTCTGTGTTGGGTGAAATTTCAATGGATCATCATTGTTAATGACAGGAAATTGCAGAACATCACGGGGATATCTTGTCGTTGAACCACCAGGATTGCCCAGGCGCTTCTCAACATGGTTATAATTGCGTTTTCTGTCGGGAGGGGGCAACTGGTCCTTGGGCAGCACCGCATTCATGGGTTTATGCCCATGTGTCATTTGGGGATTGTATGTTGGCAACTTACGATAAAACACCAGCACATTTTCGTGTGCTTTCATAGGCATTTTCTTAGCATTCAAGTGCCCAGTTGCCTTGTTTTTTTCCCAGATCCACTCATATTTGAAATACTTCAAATTGGAGCAGGCAAGCACCTTATCAAATGGTGGTTGTGCAGTAAGAACAATCGCACCATTTTCCTTTACGACACGGTGATACTGTTCCCACAATTGATCGAATGGGATAATACAATCCCAATCGTTCTGGGTTGAACCATAGGGAAGGTCAGAAAAGACCATATCCACACAACCATCAGGAAGTGTGGACATAATCTCAATACAATCTCCTTGAAATAATTGGTTCATCGCTTTACAACAGAAATAGCAGGTTGACCTTGATTGAACACGGTGTCCACCACCGCTTGCACCTTCTTAGCGGTGCTGATGCCCACAGAAGAGTAGACAGGGATGCAGACCAACCCAAAGGACTTGGTGTAG